GGATTCTAATGGTGGCCAACCAGCCAAACCAAGATGCTCCAATTTGTCCGATAATTCATCCCGCCGATGTAAGGAACGGGGTGGATGTGGGCAGCCTACTGACTCCAGGTAAAACTGGGTTTCATAAAGAAAACGCTTATTTCCACCAAATGATGCTAGTTGTAATGCTCGAATCCTAGCATAAAATTCGCTTGGAGTGCGATCGGGCCGTGCAGGCAATAACAGTTGTGCCATGAGCCTGTCGTAGTCACTGCCGGGAACTCCAGTCAGTGTAAACTTAAACCCAAGGAAACTGGGAAACTCTCCAATTTCAGTTTTCGACGTATTTAATTCTAAGCCAAACACATCCAAAGCTTCGGTTGCTAGCTTTTTCAAACTAACTTCGTCTTCCTTTATGGCAACCAGAACATCATCGCCCATCACATAGAAAGCAGAGGGTTGGTAATTCTTGCCTTCCAGGAGGTACGCTACTGCGATGTAGTTCACTATTGAGTCGATCAGATTCGTAAAGTAGCTTCCGCTGGGAACCCCACCAGCTTTAATACGAACACTACCATTTGGATCCTTAATGGGTGTATTGATGAAGTAATTCACGATAGTCTTCCACAGACGAGGGAGCGATGTTGCGTCTGTTGGAATGCCGCGAAACTCGTAGCGAGACAAGTCCAGATTGTCGAGCAAAATCTGGAATGCATCCCGGATGATCCACGGTGGTACTGTGGAATCAAAGCCACTCCAATCGGCAGCTAACCAGGTATATCCGGTCCGCTTCTGTGACCTGAGGTATCTCATGTCACCACACTGGTATCGAATCCAGATGCCGTAGGGCGAGCCAAGTTGTTTCTTATAGGCTCGTATAAGTGGCATTGCGAACATGCCTTCAGCGAAGGTCATATGAGCGGGGTAAACCCATATCAATCGCAATTTTTCTTCCGTTGGGTGCACTGCGGTTTTAGCCACTGCGTTACATGGCGTCTTGCACTTTGTCCATAAGCCATACTTCATAGCATGTACAGCCCATTTGATCCGATTCGGATCGACTTCATCCTTTCTGCGCAGTCCTTCCTTAGTATAAGGGAGACCAGGACTCCGGTCAGGGTGCGAATAGTGTCGAATGACATCATTTACGTGAAAAGGAGTAACACGATAAGGAAGACGAAATGCCTCTCTAGCCTTAAACAGAGCAGATGAATATCTATAGTTATTTGGCCGGGGCGGACGTCCACAAAAGTATTTTTGTATGCGTTCAATGATCTTAGTTGGGTTAGGTTTTGACCTAATCCATTTTGTTTGAAAAGGGTGTTTGGTGACACGCTG